CCGACCCGCATGGTGGTGGCCCGCTTTCTAATGCCGGTTGCCGCCACGTCCTGCTGGACGCCGACGCCTACCATGGTGGAGCCGAGGGCGGCGATCTGGGCGGCTGAGATGCCTGCCACGTCGCCCAGCGGCCCCACCGCCGTCACGATGGTGGAAATCTCTGAAGCTGTGGATGCGCTGTTGTTCGATAGGTAGTTGATCTGGTCTGCCAGGGCCGTGACTTCCTCCTGGCCCATGCTGAAGGAGGTGCGCCACTTGGCCATCCAGTCACCCGCCTGGTCGGCGGTAGTGTCAAAGGCCACGCCCATCTTGGCGGCGGTCTCTGTAAATGCAGTAAGTTCCTCTGCGGCGATACCTGCGGTGCCTGCGGATGCGGTGATTGCCGCCAGATCCTCTGCCGCCATGGGGATGTCCTTCGACATCTGGACGATGGAGTCCGACATGGCGTAGTAGGAGTCGGTGAGGTTCCCGTTTTCATCTCGCAGGCCGTCCACGACCTTTGCGACGTCTGCCATGGCGCTCTCGAAGTCCACCGCTGCCTGGACGGAATCCGTCACGAATTCCCCAATCTTCAGCGCCCCCCAGGCTGCGGACGCGATTGCCGCCGCCTGCTTTGCGATTTGGCCGAGGCCGCTGATTCGGTTCTCTGCGGCCCCCATGGCGCTGTTGAAGGAGGAGGCGACAGAACCGGCGATCTTCACTGCAAGGCTGTATTCTTTTCCCCTACTTGCGCTTGCCACGTTTTGCCGCCTCCTTGCTTATCTTGATGACCTCATTCGTGGTCTCGACGAGGTCGCCGATGGTCATCCGCATTAGGTCGGTAAATCCTGAATGGAGCGTCATGGAAAGCCGGACGCATAGTCTGCGGAGGTCTTTCCCGTCTTCCGGGGTCAGTCCTCTCCGTAGAAAAAACTGGTCACCCGGTTTTTGACCTTGATGGCGTCCTTCGGGGGAAGCCCCTTGAAGAACTCGACGGGCTGGCCGGAGGCTCTGGCGGCGATGAACTGGACGTACTCCACGGTCATCTCCGGGAGCGGGGAGAAGACGCCGGTTCGCATCAGGTGCTTCTCTGCGGCGATCATGTCCTCTGCGGTGAGGCTGTCCATGCCGGACAGGTCGATCTCCGAGTAGGTCTGCCCCTCGAACTTGTAGGGCTTGCTGAACTTGACCAGTGTGGTGGCCTCCGCCTCGCTGGCGGGGGCCTCCACGGGGGTGGTGTTGGTGATGGGCTGTTCCATGTCTCTTTCCTCCTATGGCTTAGGTGAGCTGCTTGACTTTCGACAGGACGTCGTTCCCGTTTACCTTGTAGGTGGGATTGATCTTGTCAATCTCGATCATCGACTTGCCGTCCATCTCCACCAGGACGTAGGTCAGTTCCAGGGTGATGGTGCTGTCCATGCTGCCCCGCTGGCGGACGGTTCCGATGTTGACGTTCTTGGGCTTGCCCCGGAAGACCACCCTCATGCCCATGTACTCCGTGGCCTGGGTGGAGGCTGCGGCGTACTGGATGGCCCCTCGCAGGGTCAGTTCCAGGGGCTGGGGGGGGTCTACCATGTTGAAGTAGTCCCGGTTGATGCAGCGGAAGGGGATCTCCTGCTCCATGCTGCCGAAGTGGCCGGGTGTGGGGGCCTCGTACTCTCCAAGAATACCGGCCCCGGAGACGGTAGAGGTCATGCTCTCAAACGGGGGCATTTCCACTTCGCCGGTGATGCCTCCGAGCTTGTTGCCGGTCAGGTACATATTGAAGTCGTGGATGGCTTCAGGAATTCCTACGATTGCCATTTAGATCAACCTCCAGTCAGGGCGCTCTGCAGAGCGTCGGGATCGAATTCCAGCGTGTTGAGGATGTCCTCCGCCGGAACGTAAGGGGCGAGGTGCTGGTGGAAGGTCAGCTTCCCGTTGATCAGGTCGGTCACCGAGTTTTCCTCTGCGATGAACTCAATTCGGGCTGCGGCGCACTTGTCCTGGGCAACGTAGGCGTTGCCACGGATGTTCTCTGCGTCGACGATACTCTCAATGAGGCGGCGGTTCGCCGGGTCGTCCACCTTCTGTGCATAGGTCAGGATGAAGCTGTTCCCCCACCAGCTGAAGAACCGGCGGCAGCAGAACCACATATCCTTGGGGTCGGTGTTGGCCGGATAGGCGGCGGTGCGGTTGCCCCAGGTTCTCCAGCCGTTGTTGTTGAGGGCGGTGGAGACGCCGAAGCTGTTCACCACGTTGGCCTGCAGCTGATCCAGCAGGACTTCCTTGCTCCAGGTGCCGCCGGTGCCGTCGGCGTTCTCCGTGTAAACGGCGTCGGCCAGGACGGTGCCGGTGATGCCGACCAGCTCATTGGAGGGGGAGAGGTTGGGCACGTCATCGTTGTTCGCGTCCAGGTAGGCGGTCAGTGCCGCCATGACGGCGCTGTACCAGAACTTGATGGAGCCGGAAACCACGCAGGGCCAGAGGGCCATGATGTGCTCGCTGTTGCATCCGGCGCTCTCTTTGGTGGTCTTGACGTCGCTGTACGCGGTGCAGCCGCTGGGGGTGCTGTCGATGTCCACGAAGCCCTCGCAGGAGAAGTAACCGTTGATCTCCTGGCACTTCGCGGCCAGGACGATGCCCACGTCGGGGATATGGCTCCAGCCGGGGGCGATAATCAGGCCGGGGGTCATGCCGAACTTGGGGTAAACCTGGCGGAGCACTTCAAAGCCGCTCTCCGCGCTCCCGGCAGAGGCTCCGATGATGTCATCCGCATCCACAACGGTGGGGTCGATGGAGGTGGAGGAGACCTTCAGCCCCGTGGCCTCCGCTCCCCTGCCTCCTGCGACCAGGGTGATGACCAGGTTGCCGTCATCGTTGAAGGAGAGGACGTAGTCGGTCTCAACCTCCAGAGCGGTATCGTCAGCCTCTGTCTTGACCTGGACGGTGCCCGGCAGGATGCCGGTGATGGGGATGACGGCCTCCATGCTCTCCACGGGGTAGGTAGCCTCCACGTTTTCCTTCTTGTGCTTCTTGGGGTCGAGCACGTTCACGAAAATGACCGGGGCCACGTTCACCAGCTTAAAGCTGGCATACATGGAGGCGCAGAGGGTGTAGAGGTAGTGGCCGTCTTCGTCCTTTTCCTCGCTGTAACCGAGCTTGCTGACGGCCTCTGCCCAGTTGTAGGCAATGACCGGGGTGTTGGTCACTTTGTAGGGGTCATCCGCCATGTTGATGGGTGCGGTTCCGAAGACCACCTGCAGCCCCGCCGTCCCGGTGATGGGGGCGACGATGCTGGTGGCTCTTTCCTGCACCCGGACGCCATGCTGGTACGGCATAATTAATTCGCTCCTTTCTGGATGGTGGCGCTCTCCGCGAGCGCCCTCTGGTAGAGTGTGTAAACGCCGCCCTCGCTCCGGCTGATCTGGGCCATGGCGTCAGCCAGCTTGGAGATTGGGACGCAGAGACCGGCCATGTACGGCGCTGCCTTGATGGCTGCTTCCAGCCCCTTCGGCTTTTCGCTGTAGACCGTATTCCGCGTGGCCACGCCGAGGATGGTGGGGCCGACGTAAACAAATTTTGTCTGCGGCTCTGCAGCCGCCTTTCGGGTTGATTTCCTTGTACTCATACGAGTTCGCTCCATTTCGCTCTGGGGGCCGGGGCGTGGAAGACCAGGTTCACGGCCCCGTAGAAGTAGGGGTAGCTCGGCTCATCCTGCAGCGCCCAGTTGAACGGGTCGGCGCAGACAAACTCCTTCAGCGCCGGTGTTTCCTCGTAGTGCTGCTGGATGCGTTCGATGATCTCCAGGACGGATTCGTGGCCTTCGTTCTCCAGGCTGTCTTCGAAGATGCCGATTACTAAAATGACCGAGATTTTGTGCGGGTCTGTCTGGGTCTCGATTCCGCCGCTGTCAATGCGGACGATGATGTAGGGGAATGGATCGGTGTCATCGTCGCTCTCCAGCTGCGGCAGGAACTGCGGGTAAAGGCCGGGGGATGCCATCTTCCCATCCGGGGTCTTGAACTGGTCAGTTGCGAAAAGCTCCCGGAGGTCTTCCATGATGGCTTTTTGAAGTTCTCTTGCGGTCATGTGGCGTTCACCACCTTGTCGATCTCCCTTCGGATGTTTTCCATGAGGTTGCCGTAGATCTCCGGGCGAAGGACGCCGAAGACCTTCTTCTCATCCCCGATCATTTTGGGGGCCGAAATGGAGAGCAGCTTCTTGATCTGTGTCATGTCTGCGCCCCGGCCCCATTTCTCCTGTCGGGAACTCCGGCCACTCGCGGTCTTGTACGTCTTCCCGTACTGACGCTGAACGATGGCCTGGTGGCCGCTGGCGAAGGTTGCGAGGAATGCCTTTGCCTTGTTCCCCTTGCGGGATTGGATCAGCTTCAGCGTTCCGCCGGTCGTGATCTGCACCTTAGCGCCGCTCCTGGGGGTGGTCGCCTTGAACTTCTTAAGCTCCAGCGTCCCCCCGGTGACGGTGATGGTGGCCTCCGGCTTCGAGACCGTGGCCCGGCCCAGCTTCATGGATGAGTTGAGTGCGGACTTCTTCGCCATGTATTCCTCTTTGGCCTTGTCGGCCAGATCGGAGCGGGCCTGCTTCGCGGTGGCGTTGACCGCGTTCTTCAGCACCTTCCGGCTTTGGCCCTTCATGTCCCCCAGGGCCTTTTCGATGGTCTGAAGGACGGCTTCGTCAAACTCGAATCGGATCATGCCGTCCTGGATGCGGGTCTTCATGCTCATCTGCTCCGGTTCGCCTCCAGGGTGATGCCGTAGACGCCGCTCTCATCGGTGGCGTCCACTATCGCATACCTTTTCCCGTCAACTGTTACCAGCTTGCCCTGGGCGGGGAGGGGGCCGAAGGCATCCGCTGCAACGTACATGAAGTACTGGCGGACAAAGAGTCCGTCCATGGTGGATTTCATCTGCTTCTCCCGCTCCACGTGCTCGATGTCATCAAAGATGATCGTCATCGGCGTCCCGTTCACCTCGTGGGTCTCCCCGAATTCCTCCAGGTTGAGGAAGGTCTGCTTGATGTCGTTATGAATAATATCCTTGAAGCTCAAGCTCTCCACTTGCCTCGCTTCCTTTCTTCGGTCATCGGTACTCTGCCCACCAGGTCATCCCCGGTGGCCTCCCCGCCTATTGCGAGGCCGGGGAGGCCAGCCAGAGCGGTCGCCGGTTTGGCCCGTGTATAGGTGGGGGGCTGGTAGTCTGCGTCTACCCAGATGGCGCTCCCCGCCTCCACCCAGGCCGCTGCGTCTGGGCTGTCCGAGGGCAGGAGGTCTCCGGGACGGTAGAGGGTCAGACCGCCATCGGCCTCGATGTAGGCCTGTGCCAGCAGGAGGCGCTTGCCCTCGCTCTCGTCCATGGGGGATTAGCCTGCGGCAGCGGCTACGGG